TTTGCTTTTAATTTTCATAATGTTCAAGATAATGTTTCTTATAATTTCTCTATCAGTTCAATTTCTGTTGTAAACATTGACAATACTATCCAGTCTTTGCCTAAATCAGTTGATGGAGTGAAACCTGATTCTTCAGGAAATATCAACTTGCAGGCGTTTCCATCAAAAGCAGGTGCTGGCGATGATGATCTTTTTAGTTTTAGAAATATCCAGCAGTTGCGTATCTATGATGGAACTGGTCAAAATGTTAAGAATGTTCCGTTTAAAAATAACTGGTTCAGTGTAATTGTGAATATGCACAGTAATTGGGGAACTTTAACGTATCTTGGACAAGATGGTAGTATATGGACCAACATTTGTAATGGAGACACTTGGGGAACTTGGTTAAAGCAAGCTTCTACATATGAGTTGAATAGCAAAGTTAATATTGCTGACTCATTAAACCGAGGATTGATAGACCAAGGCACAACATGGCAACAAATCTTTGGAAATGATGCTTTGAATACTAACACAGGTCATTTAACGGTTTTCAAAAATTCAAGTAATGATTATCGACCTTACATTTATGGCTATTCCGCAAGTGGTATAGCTTTTGGTGCTGGAGATACAAGAGGTGTCTTATCCGTTCGATGGGACCAACCCGGAATAATGGTCGCAGGTGGTAACGGTAATGGTCCTAAGTGGGCTAGAGAATTAGCTATTAAAGACGACTTCGCTAATTACTACAACAAACCCGAGATAGATGCTAAATTTGCCAATACCGGTAACGTTAAAAGGGTACAAAACCATGCTCCAGATGGAAATGGTAATGTAAATATTCCTCTTAAAGTTGCTTTTGGCTTTGACGTGAACAGTGGAAGCGCAACAGATTTACGTGATTTAAATATTAACGGTTACTGGGCAGTTGACCAAGATGCTATTGGAAAGTTATTGCGTGAAGGGTTGCCAGCTAAATATGCTGCCAAAAGCGAAACTGATAGTAAGATACAAGCTCTCCAGAATCGATGTGAGGCACTAGAAACACAGCTTACCGTGTTAAAAGGACAAATGAGTAACCTGTTGAGCGTGATTAACGTTTCTGATGGCTCTTTAAACGTTTCAGGTAATTTAATTGTTAAACACGGTAATATTCAAAATTACTGGGGTGGCGTTGACCAGTACATTGCTTATAGTCCTAGTGGTGTCAAGCGTGGTTGCTTCGGTGTATGGGACAATGGAACGTTCCAAGCACGGGGTAATTAGTGAATTGGTGAGTTTATAAAAATATGGTATTAAACAAGGAGAATAATTATGACAGAAGAAAAACAAACAGTAGTTGCAGAAGCAATTGAAGCAAATAAGGCTAAGGGATTAAATGTATACTACATTTCAACAAATGAACATCCCTGCCAAGTAATTTTGACACCAGATTATTATGAACATGATGATTATCCAGTTGTAGTTACAGCACCACCAGCTGATATTAAGAATGGAAAATACAACTGGAGTACATCAGAATGGGTAGAAACTGATGGTTCAGAAGTTACAGCACGTTTAATTAAAGCGGAAGCGGCGGTTAAAACACTTACAACTCAAGTAACGCAATTAAACGAAACAGCTACAGCTGATAAGGCTAAAGATGACAAGTTAAATCAAGCTTTAGACACAATCTCTAAGCAACAAATGCAAACCTCTATGATGTTGGGGCAATTAATGCAAAAGTTAGCAACGCCATCATCTGTGCCGGCTCAAGGTGCAACTGAAGCTAAGACTGAAGAACAAACTCAAGCATAGGAGGTATTACAATGTTAGACTTTGCAACATACTATGAAAATTCATTTATGACTTTTTATCAATTAGGTGTAGCAACCAAAGAATTGGTTGCATCCCAAGTGAAAATTGGATTACTATCCAAAGAAGCTTACAAGAGAATTGTAGGTGAAGACTATGTTGAAGTTACTACACCGGCTCAAGGCTAATACCTTGCACAATATCCTGGGATTCGACTTAATACTAACAGGATATACGTTAGTGACTGCAGACCATTTCTTTTTCTACCCACCATATCCTCCTCAGATTCTTGCTGTGTTAAATAGTGATTGGGTAGGGTACTTTGGAATAATTATTGGGCTATGTATGATACTTTGGTCCGAAAAGGATTCTTATAAAATAGGTAGAAGAATTAATTCTATTAGTGTAAATACGTTTTTAGTTGTGAGTGCAATCGCCTTTTTCGGCTTTTTAGCCAGTATTGAGATGATGCACTTTTTGTTTGCCAACGGGGGACCGCTAATGCTGACTAATTTAGTAGCAGATATTGCGATGCTTTGGTTGGCTTTTTATGTAGCTAAAAATTCAAACACTAGATACTAGAAAGGGGCGTATTTATGGATTTAGACGCCCTTTTATCAAGAATATTGCCATTTTTGAGTACGATAACACTAGCGTTCATCGGATACTATCAAGCCAAAGCTAAGACTAAAAGTGATAAAGAAAAAGATGAGTATGACCGACTAATTGCAGAGAACAATCGTATTAAGTCAGACCTTGAGTATTATCGCAAGCGTTGGCGAACAGCGGAAGATGAACTAGATCAGTTAAAGCATCAAGTTGATGCTAGGTCAGGTCCTAGCGTTATCAGAAATAGAAATTTGAAACCAGAAAGGAAATACAAAAATGAATAAGCCAAGTTTACAAGTAATGAATTATATTGCATTAGTACAAAGTTCAGTTATCGCAATTGATGAGGTGCCAGCGTATTTAAAAGCTGACGTTGAGAAATGGTTAGCATTTTTCAAGAACGGTAAAGTAGGAGGTGAAGACAATGGATTGGCTAATTAATAATCTGCCAGCAATTATTCTTGTAGTTGGTTTTGTAGCTGGCTATTACAACTATCTCAAGGACCACGATCCAGCTTTAGCACAGAAGATTAAAGTTATTGGAGATTTAGCAAACTATGCTGTTAGCTTACAAGCTACTAAAGCTTACAGCAATTCTAAAAAACAAGAAGAAGCTACCAAGGCGGTTATGGAGCAAGCTAAGGCAGTAGGTATTAAGGTTACTGAAGCTACTGCTAAAGGTGCTGTTGAGCAAGCTGTAGCTAAGCAAAAAGAAGAAACGCCTAAGGCAACAACTACTGAAAATAAAACTGTTGCTGATAAAGTGCCAGAAAAAACAGAAGGCAAAGTAGCCGCACCTACTAAGCCTCAATTAACTGAAGAAAAATTAGATGAATTAAAACTTTAGGAGGGGCATATGTTAAACGGATATGACATTTCAAGTCATAACGCTGAAGCTGGATTTAGAGTAGCAAATGTACCATCAGATTTTGTCATTGTTAAAGCTACGGAAGGTACAGGTTACACTAATCCATATTTTAAACGTGATGCTGATGATGCTTTAGCACAAGGTCGCTTGCTTGGAATCTATCACTATGCTACAGGATATAATTGGCAGGCAGAAGCTGATTTCTTCTTAAATTGTGTACAACCTTATATTGGTAAAGCTGTTTTGATTTTAGACTTTGAAGCAGAAGCAGTAATGCGTGGGAAAGTTGCGTTCGTAAAATCATGGCTTGACTATATAAAATCTAAAACAGGAAATTTACCATGGTTCTATACATATTTAAATGTTGAGAATGGATATATTAATAAGCAGAATCCTCAAGGCTTTGATTGGTCATCTGTTGCAAACACATATCCTTTATGGGTAGCACAATATAATAATTACAATCCAGTTACTAGCTATCAACCTAGAGACTTATATGGTTCGTTGAAGTTCTGGAAAAATATGACAGCTTTTCAGTATACTTCAAGCGGTAGAATCGGAAATCCAGGCTCTTTAGATTTAAATGTATTTTATGGTACAAAAGCTGACTGGCTTAAATATACAAATAACAATGGAGAAAAAGAGGTAGATGAAATGAGTTGGCATCCAGAAGTGAAGTGGAATCAATTAGGAATGTTTCGGATTAATCGTGAAAACGGAATTAATCTTTATACGAGTCCCGACCTTGCAATTGTGACACAAGAAGATGGTCATGATGCAGTTCGAAAATATGGTGATTTTGTCATTTGGCAAGCTAAAGGCGGGGCTGTTCGATTAGGTACTGATGTGCAGTGGGCTAGTCAAGCTGACGGGTTAACCAAAATTAATCCTTTAGCTGTTAATGACAGTGCTAGAGCTATCTGTAAAATAACGACAGATGATGCTTACACCCAAAACGAGCCAGACTGGAAAGCAGGAGGTATCAAACATTTGCCTAAGGGAAGTACTTGGCAAGTGTTCGGTCGTGTAGACAAGTATCTTATTGTTGGCGGAGAAAAAGATGGGAAATACATCAACGGCGACAAGGTTGTTATAGTTCTTTAA